TATCAAGAATTGAAAGAGAGGGTTTAGATATAACCTCTCAAGCTAAAAATGCACAAAAATTAGAATATGAAAAACTTGGTAAGATTCCTTCAAATGCAGCTGATCTTGAAATTGTTCAATCTAAAAAATTAGAAATTCCTGTGCCAGGTAAAAAAGAACCAGAAACAATTACCATAACTGAATATAAAAATGGAAATATTTTTGTTGAATCAAATATTTCAGGAGGTGCCTTTGATAATCCATTTGATTTATATTATACATCACCAAAAGAAATTATTGATGAAACTACAAAAAAGAAAATAACAAAACCAGGAGATTTTGTTGTATTGGAAGATAGACCACAATATGCCTCTCCTAAAGTTTATTATGATGATACTTTAGAATTAGAACAAATAGAACTCAAAATAGATGATGCAATTAGTGATTTAGAAAAACTTGAAAAAATTGCAACAGGCAAAAAACCAAAACCAGAACAAATTAAAAAAAGAAAAGAAAACAAAGAATATGTAGAAAAAAATCCAAGAGATGATGCAGATAGTAGAGTACCTGAACCAGATACCGACTACGGTTATACATATGATAATTAGCAATAATGATTAAAACAAAAAGATTAACATTAACAGTACCACCATTACGAGGGCCAAACCCACAGGGCTTGAATATTGGTTATAATACTGTTACAACAATAAAATCGGAGAAAATAACAAATGGCAGAAATAGACAAGTCGTTACCAAACATAGTAGATAATTTAACACCAGGTGAAGTTGAAGTAGAACAGATTGCAAATTCTGTTGAAGAACTTCCTGCTGGAGTAACTGAAATTACAGAAAACGAAGATGGTAGTGCTGATATAAATTTTGATCCATCAAAAAATTTAAATGGACAAGTAGAGTTTGGTGGAAACCTTGCTGATGTTATTGATGAACAAGAACTTAATGTATTAGGTTCAGAGTTATCACAAAATTATGAAGATTATAAAAATTCAAGAGCAGATTGGGAACAAGCATATACTCAAGGATTAGATTTATTAGGATTTAAATACGAACAACGTACAGAACCTTTTCAAGGTGCATCGGGTGCAACTCACCCCGTACTTGCAGAAGCCGTTACACAATTTCAAGCTTTAGCTTATAAAGAATTACTTCCCGCGGGCGGGCCCGTGCGAACTCAAATTGTAGGTCTTTCAACTCCAGAAATTGAACAACAATCTTCAAGAGTTTCTGAATTTATGAATTATCAAATTATGGATGTCATGCAAGAGTATGAATCTGATTTTGATCAAATGTTATTTTACTTACCTTTATCAGGATCTACTTTTAAGAAAGTTTATTACAATGAAACATTAGGAAGAGCTGTATCAGAATTTGTTCAAGCTCAAGATATTGTTGTTCCATATTCAGCAACATCATTAGATGAAGCAGATGCAGTCATTCATGTAATTAAAACTTCTGCAAATGATTTAAGAAAACAACAAGTATCAGGATTTTATAGAGATATAGATTTAATACCATCAGATGAATCTACAAATGCAGATGATATTAAAGATAAAGAAAGAAGTCTTGAAGGAGTTACTAAAGGAAACCCTGAAGAGACTTTTACATTATTAGAATGTCATGTTAATTTAGATTTAGAAGGATTTGAAGACAAAGATGCTTCTGGTGAGCCCACAGGAATAAAACTTCCTTACATTGTAACTATTGAAGAAGGATCAAAAGAAATTTTATCTATTAGAAGAAACTATGTTGAGAATGATCCTAAAAAACAAAAAGTAAATTATTTTGTTCACTTTAAATTCTTACCAGGACTTGGTTTTTATGGTTTTGGTTTAATTCAAATGATAGGTGGATTATCACGTACTGCTACATCTGCATTAAGACAGTTATTAGATGCAGGAACACTATCTAATTTACCAGCAGGATTTAAACAAAGAGGAATAAGAATTAGAGATGATGCTCAATCTATTCAACCGGGTGAATGGAGAGATGTAGATGCTCCTGGTGGAAACATTAGAGATGCATTTATGACTTTACCATACAAAGAACCTTCGCAAACTTTATTAGCTCTTATGGGGGTCGTGGTTCAAGCAGGTCAGCGCTTTGCTTCGATAGCGGACATGCAAGTAGGGGATGGGAATCAGCAAGCAGCAGTGGGGACGACCGTGGCTTTGCTGGAAAGAGGCTCGCGCGTGATGTCTGCAATTCACAAAAGATTGTATGCATCAATGAAACAAGAATTTAAATTATTAGCAAAAGTATTTGCATTATATTTACCACCTGAATATCCTTATGATGTTGTAGGTGGACAAAAAACAATTAAACAAACTGATTTTGATCAAAAAGTAGATATCATTCCAGTTGCAGATCCAAATATATTTTCACAAACACAAAGAATTTCTATTGCTCAAACAGAATTACAACTTGCAATGTCTAATCCGCAAATTCATAACATGTATGAAATCTATAGAAGTATGTATGAAGCATTAGGTATTAAAGACATTGATAAAATTTTAATGAGACCAGAACAGCCACAACCAAAGGACCCTGCATTAGAACACATAGATGCTCTTGCAGGGAAACCATTCCAAGCTTTTCCGGGACAAGATCATAGAGCACACATGACTGCGCATTTAAATTTCATGGCAACTAACATGGCAAGAAATGCACCTGTTATTATGGCATCATTAGAGAAAAATTGTTTTGAACATATTTCTTTAATGTCACAAGAACAAGTTGAAATAGAATTTCAACAAGAAATACAACAATTACAACAGATGCAACAAAACCCACAAGCAATGCAAAATCCACAAATGCAAATTCAAGTAAAAATGCTTAATGAAAAAATAGAATCAAGAAAAGCAGTCTTAATTGCTGAGATGATGGAAGAATTTATGAACGAAGAAAAGAAAATTACTTCTCAATTTGACAATGATCCTATTGCTAAACTTAAATCTAGAGAATTAGATCTTATGGCACAAGAAAATGCTAGAAAACAACAAGAGAGTAAGGATAGAATCAATCTTGATAAGATGAAAACTATGATGAACCAATCAACAGACACGCAAAAACTTCAACAAAATGAAGATTTAGCTAAATTAAGAGCTAGTACATCATTAGAAAAGACTATTTTATCTGCTCAACTTAAAAATAGATTCCCAAACAAGTAAAAAAGAGGTATAAAAAGCTATGAAAAAACAAAATGAAAAATTAGCAAACGCAAAAAGAACTTTTACTAAAGATTCTAAAGTTAAAGTAGATACTAATCATTCAAAGTATACTAATGCAGAAGGATATCTAGTTGGTGGTATTGATATTGAAATGTCAAAACCAAATGAAACTCAAATTCAAGAAGTTCAAGGTCAAGGAAGTATTCTTTCAGAGAAAAAAAGATCAGCTAAGTGGTACTAAGCTATGATTCAAATGTTAGGAGCTGTAGCACCTCTCGCAAAAATTCTTTTTTCAACTATTGAAAAATCAGTTCCCGATAAAGATTTACAAGCAAAGTTAAAAGCAGATCTACAAACTCAATTACTACAGTCTAATACACAAGAATTACAAGCCGCAGCAAAAATTATCGAAGCTGAAGCAAAAGCTGGATGGTTTGCATCGAGCTGGAGACCTTTATTAATGTACGTATTAATATTTATTTTAGTTTGGAACTATATATTAGGTCCAGTACTATTATTTTTTTTTAAAGCTTCTATCACTATAACTCTTCCAGGAGACGTATGGACCCTTTTGCAAATTGGGCTCGGGGGGTATGTGGTGGGCAGGAGCGCGGAATCGGTTGCACGCACTATGGCGAATAAACCGGTAAATAATAACCAAGAAAACGGATAGGAAAAAACATGAGAAACGATTACAAAATAAGACCAAGACCAGGATTTAAAATGGGTGGTAAAATTAAAAAAAGTGGTAAAGCATTTCCAGATTTAACTGGTGATGGAAAAGTAACTTTTAAAGATGTATTAAAAGGTAGAGGTGTTATTAAGAAAAAAGGTGGGATAGTTAAAAAAGGTAAAAAATAATGGGTGACATTGCATTAAGAGGACAAGGTAGAGCACTTTTAAAAAAAGGTGGTCGAGCTAAAGACATGTCTGAAAAACATGAAGGTATGGAATCAATGGCTGAAGAAGCTAAAGAAACTAGAATGGAAAAAAAAGGTTTTAAAGAAATTAAATCTGGTAAAATGGTTAAAGTTGATAAAAATGGACCAGTAAAAAAAGGTATTCTTATTATTGTAGGAAACAAAGATAAAAAACCTAAAGAAATGAAAAAAGGTGGACAAGCTAAAGTTGGTAAAGTAATGAGAGAGTTTGGAAAAGGAAAACTACATTCTGGTAAAAAAGGACCTGTTGTAAAATCTAGAAAACAAGCAATAGCAATAGCTCTTTCAGAAGCTGGAATGTCTAAAAAGAAAAAATAATGGCTAAACTTTGTCCAAGAGGAAAAGCAGCAGCAAAAGCAAAATTTGATGTGTACCCGAGCGCGTACGCGAACATGTACGCGAGTGCTGTTTGTTCTGGTAAAATAGTTCCAGGTGGACGTAAAAAGAAGATGGGTGGAGGAAGCGTTTCACAACAAAGAAAAATGGTATCTAATTACA